AAGGATAGAAAGAAACTAAAACCTACATTTAGAAAAAATAGTTTTAATCATCTTATAAATTTTATTAAGAGTCCTGATGGACCATTTAGATTTTTGAGAAATCATATGGGAAAAAATAATGGATTATACAAAGATTTATATTACGCATTTGATGATAAACAATTCAATCAAGCTTTGTATTCGGTATTCAATCGTATAATTACAAACCCAACCGACGGTGGATTGTTTAGAGATTTATTTTATGATGAAGTGATGAGATGGTTTATCAACACTAAAAAAATAAAAACTCCAAACGAATATAAAGATTTAATACTTAGATATTACCCAACTGAAAAGTACTTAAAGAAAAATGATAGGAAATTGATTGCGTCAATATTAGATGTATTTCAAATCAAATCAAAAATAACAATTAAGTTATTACACGAAAGACCTAATATAGATTTAAAATCACTCATAAGATTATGTTATTTATTTGGAGACCAATATCAAAAATATATCGGATCTATTGGTTTTAATATGTTTGGAGTTATGAGCACAATCAATGATTTACCTTCATCGTCTTTAAAAATAATGGAAAGTACTTGTAGTGATTATAAAAATCATGGATATGATATTAATGATATTGAGAAAGAAAATTTATTAAAAGTATTAACAAGTGAACCTAAAAATGGTAGTATTATAAATGAAAATTTCGTAGGATTAATTGTGGACCATTTTAGAATGTTAAATAGAATTAGAGAATATGACCCTAACATTAGAATGAAGGCAAATAATATAACTAAATTTCATTTAGAACATAATGAATTATCTAAAATAATATCGGCAATTAAAAAGGGTTGGGCGATTCAATATTTCTATCCCGAAGAAACAATTAGACAAATACAACAACCAATTAGTTGTGAGAAAAAAAGTGAGTTGTGGGAGAATAATTATGAAGGTAGTAAAGAATTAATTAGTTCAGTTAGTGATGGAAGTGTAATAATTTATCCATATGTTTTAACAAGAGAAGAAGAATATATTGAAGAAGGTAAATTTATGCATCATTGTGTAGCATCATATGCGGAAACCGACACATCGATGATTGTTTCATTACGAACTGAAGATAAACAAGATAGAGTTACGTGTGAATTTAAAATATCTGACGGAAGATTGATACAATCAAAATATTTCTCAAATACACCTCCACCAAAACATTATGAACATGCGATAGATTGTGTGAGTGATTTGATTAGAATACACGCAAGATTCGGAACACTTAATTGGTTAAAGAAAGATAGGGTACCGGTTATGATAAATGGAGTTGAAATACCGGCGGAAAAAAGAGAACCAAGAAGATTAATTGATATTTTAGATTTAGACGACACACTACCATTACCGTTTTAACTACACATTTTGATTAAATCCATATATATTTCTATATGGATTTATTATTTGAGTATAGACAAGAGAAGATAGATAAAAAATATGACGCAACTAATGTGTGTCATCTTTACTTACACAAAGAAAATGATAACATATTATTTTCAAGTTATTTTGATTTTGATTATAGTAGATACGGTGTAAAGAAACATGTATCATTCATACATAAATTTAATTTTGATTTAAATACTGGTGATGTTGTCGTAACATACAATCTCATTAACGATAACCTCACTGAAGATAGATTGTTCAGAAATTCAAGTAGAGAAAAAAAGAATGATTTTAAAATGTTATTTGAGTTAACCGAAAATGGTTTTGATAGAGGGGAAAAAAGAATTGGTTATTGGGGAATTAAGTATGTGAGAGCAACAGGACAAATGAAGGACATATTATATTCTCAAATAAAAGATAAATTTAAAAGTCCTTTCGTACAACAAAAATTAATTAAAGGTGAATATACCATTAATTGTCTTTATGATATGTTGGTTGATTTACATTTAGAAATTAAAGGAATTAAGGGTCATAATGGAATATATAATGACATTCAAAATGAATACCCGAAGAAAAGATGGTTAGAAAAAAATGATTATAAGTTTTTACCTGCGGTTTTAGACTCTTATGGAATCAAATCAAAATACCTAATTGGAGAATTAAGTAAAGATTGGAACAAAACCGTTAATGTATCTTCGTTAAATTACATTTGTAAATTATTTGGAAATAATCATATTGATTACTTGAAACAAATTAATTGGTCACAACATTGTTATGACATACCACCTAACAAAAAATTACACGAATTAAAAAATGATTCGGAAAAAAAATATATGGTTAGTGTTATAAATAAATGGGAGAAAGATTCGTTGAAAACTGACTCATTGATTTATATGATTAATAAGTTATTAAGTATTAGAGAATTATTAGAGGCGAGAGGGTTAGATTTAAAATTTAAAGCAAAGAACGATTATGAATTTGATAACACATTAGAGATGTGGTATGGTTTTAAATTACACTTTGCTCGTGGATATAAAGTAAGATATATTTTACCTGATGAATTTATTAAAGAGATTGAAGAAGATATTACAATTGATGAAATGAAATTTAAACCAAAATTAATATTAACTGAAGAGGATTTCAGAATTGAGGGTTATAATATGAAAAATTGCATGTCAAAACAATTTCCTCATGGAGCGGTTTACATATTTGTTTCATTACAACACAAAAGAAAAAAAATAAATTTACAATACAGGAAAGGATCATTAGTTCAATCATACGGTAAGGCAAATACCCCAACACCAACTTTGTTTGAACCTGCTATGAATATATTAACAGATAGGTTTAAAAAGTATACAACTTTGGAATGGAGAAAAGAGAAATATGACTTCCTAACTAATTCATTATCAACATCTTAATTTTTTTTCATAATTTTTTTGTTATTTCATTAGAAATACTTAATTTTGGTATGTACTAAACTTAATTAAATGAAATACCTATCTGTATGTAGTGGGATTGAAGCCGCAACGGTTGCATGGAAACCACTTGATTGGAAATGTGTAGGAGTCTGTGACTTTGCATCGTTCCCACAAAAAGTGTTAACACATCATTATCCAAAAACAAATCTATTTTCTGACATCACAAAACTAAACGAACATGAAACTTACAAAAAAACAAAATTTGACTTATTGGTCGGAGGAACGCCTTGTCAATCTTTTTCCGATGCAGGACTCAACAAAGGAATGGATGACATCCGTGGTAGAATCTCCTTTGAATATGCAAGGATTCTTAAAGAAAAACGACCAAGATGGTTCATTTGGGAAAATGTCGAAGGCGTTTTTAAAAAGCAACACAAAAAAGCCTTATGTGAAATCATCTCCTCTTTCACTGGTGTTGAATTCAAACCAGAAGAACTTGACAAACAAGGTATCGTCCAAGGTGAAGAATACTCCATCGCTTATAGGGTTTTCGACAGCCAATACTTCGGAGTTCCCCAACGACGCAAAAGAATCTTCATTGTTGGATATCGTGGAAAAAATTGGAAAGTCCCATTCTCCGTATTATTTGAAGAAGGATGTTTTGAAAGCGTTAAAGAAAAGAATAAAATCAAGAGGGATGAGTATACCGAAAATATTCTTGGACACATTAAACTCGCAGGTACGATAACTAAATCACACGCAACTACTTTAGTTGATGGGTTTGGTAAAGTATCCACATCAAACTTTTGGGTTGATAAACATGGTATTAGAAGATTTACCGAAAGGGAATTGGAAAGACTACAAGGTTTTCCCGATGGATATCTTGATTTTGAAGTTAATGGTAAGAAACCATCATATGCTAGTGTGAAAGGTGCAATCGGTAATTCAATGACAGTTAATGTTATGTATTGGATTGGTCAAAGAATTAATTTTATTGATAATTACATTGAGAATAAGAAAATTTTGAAATCCAAGAAAAAATAAGTATATTATATTATGCAAGAAAAAGAATCAAAAACAAACACCCACTTTTGGATTAGTCTTATCAAATCCGGTATTAGATTTGGTGCGGGTTATTGTTTAATTAAAGGTAATTTAGTTGGTGCTGGTATACTTTTGATTATTGCGGAAGTATTAGGTATTGCTGAAGAAATATTTTAAATTTTTTTATTATGAGTTTATTAAATAAAAACGGATTATGGTGGTTATCAATAACATTAATATCCATTTCAATTCTATCGTTATCAACAACAATAATGTGGAATGAAACAAAAAAAGAAAATAGAGAATTACAAGTTCAGTTAAAAAATTTAACATCACAAAGACAAATTAATGACAGTTTAACTATTGATAGTCTAAATAGAGTTGTGGATAGTATTCAAACCGATTTATTTACATCACAAACAATAAACGGTAAATATGAAATGGGTTTACATTTTTTATTAGAAAGAAAACCTAACGAATATCTAGTAATAAAAAATTATATTGATAATTTAGAATAAAATGAGTAAGAGTAAAGAAATATTTTTAGGTAATAATAAACATTTGAATATGAAGTCATCTAATTTGGTGACAACATATCAAGGTTTAAATTTAGTAACTGATAAGGGTGCGTTCCATTTAAATATAAAAATTGAGGCGGACTTTGATGAGATACCTGAAGAATATCATGAGGTATTCTTTAACATAATGGCGGCAAAATATACCGATAGTGTATCTTTTGGTGATAATCCTTTTTCATTATGTATACCACCTGAAAATAAAAAAAGTTGGTGGCAATTTTGGAAATAATAAAATTTAATTTATGGGATATGTAATATTAGGAATTTTAGGTACATTGATATGGTTATCATATGAAATGTGGAGAGCACCATTATTGGAAGAACGACCTGATGGTTCTTGGAAAACAATTAAACCAGAAAAAACACTTAAAGACCTATTTAAAAGAAAGAAATAATATGATAGATTTTGTAAAAAAATACCAAAAACAAATAACGATGGGATTTGCAATATCTCTTTTAATACTTTGTTATTTTCAAAGACAAGAACTCAGTAGATTAAGAAAGGAGTTAGGTATTAAAAAACCCGTAGATGCGTCAATGATGAACGTTGATAAAGATGCTAAGAAAGCTCAAGATAGTTTGGTGTTAAAATGATAACAATATCGGAAAACACATTAAAATATCTTTTAGATTTTGATGTGTTTCGGACTTCTTAATACAACGATATTTATAGTTAAAAAATTATGGCATATTCAGATAAAGTATTAAATCACTACTCTAACCCACAAAATGTAGGTACGTTAGATAAATCTAAATCCAATGTAGGTACTGGATTAGTGGGTGCACCTGAATGTGGTGATGTTATGAGACTACAAATTGAAGTAGTTGATAATATCATTGTAGACGCTAAATTCAAAACTTTTGGATGTGGTTCTGCAATTGCATCATCATCCGTGGCAACTGAATGGTTAAAAGGAAAAACAGTAGACGAGGCGTTAACAATTGATAATATGGATTTAGTGGAAGAATTAAACTTACCACCAGTTAAAATCCATTGTAGTGTTCTTGCTGAGGATGCAATTAAATCTGCAATAAACGATTACCGTGTTAAGAACGGTATGGATGTGTTAGTATTTGAACATTAATATGGTTACAATATCGGATAAAGCACTTAATCATGTTGTTGAGTTAATGATGGAAAAAGGAATAACACCTGACACCCATTTTCTTCGTGTTGGGGTTAAGGGAGGTGGTTGTAGTGGGTTATCTTATGCAATGGACTTTGATGACACAATAACAGATATGGATGAAGTCGTTGATTTAAACGTATTGAGGGTGATTATAGATAAAAAATCACTTTTATATCTATATGGTACTGAATTAGATTATTCTGATGGATTAAACGGAAAGGGTTTTAATTGGATTAATCCGTCAGCGAGCCGCACTTGCGGTTGTGGTGAGTCGTTTGCACTTTAACGTTTTTTTTTCTCATTTATTTTTATTATATTATACCTATGAAGGTATTAGAATTATTTGCGGGTAGTCGTTCCGTTGGAAAGATTGCCGAAAAACTTGGTATGGAAGTTTTCTCTTCTGACCTAATTGAGTTTGATGGTATTAACTACGCGGTTAGTATATTAGATTTTGATTATAAGAAAGTCCCATTTAAACCAGATGTAATATGGGCATCACCACCTTGCACAGGATTTAGTGTTGCAGCAATCGGTCATCATTGGACTGGTGGTAAAGGGGCTTACATCCCTAAAACTGATACTGCTAGATTAGGTATTGAACTCGTAAAGAAAACATTAGAGATTATTGACCACTATAAACCCCAACATTGGTTTATGGAAAACCCACGAGGATTACTTCGTAAAATGGATTTGGTTCAAAATTTGAAACGTCAAACGGTTACGTATTGTCAATATGGTGATGAACGAATGAAACCAACAGACATATGGACTAACAGTGATTTGTGGGTTCCTCGTAAGATGTGTAAGAATGGTGACCCTTGTCACGTTGCGGCACCAAGAGGATCAAGAACTGGAACACAAGGTAGAGCTAATGCATATGAAAGAAGTAAGATACCTGAAGACCTTTGTTATGAAATATTAAAAAGTTGTATTAAAAAGAAATAGTATGGAACAAATTATTGGATCATTTAAAGAATTCATTGTATTAGAACGAGAAGCATTAAATGAATTAGAATATGAGGCAACTCAGAAATTAAAATCAAATGAGGACAGGGGATTGTGTGAAGCATATATTGAGGCGAAAGCCGTATTAAATGTTGTTGAATGGATAAAAGAAAACAACATATACAATAAAGATTTTAAAATTAAAGGATGATGGATATATTGATAATCATGGGATTTGTAACATTTGCAACAATGGCGGTGTTTGGTGTGATTGATTTCATTAAGAAAATTAACAAACATGATAAGTAAAATATTTGTGTCAGGAGGTAGTCATTGTATAGGCGGAGGATTTAATTGGGAAGATGTTGTTGATGTCTATAGAACTGAAATGAATATTAATATTGAAAATCGTTTTGATATTACCTATCCAAAGTTGGTAGGAACTTATTTTAATTCGGATGTGATATTTGAAGGTGAATTTGGTGGGTCTATAAATAGAATGATTAGAAAAACATACGAATATGTTTTTAATAATAATGTTGCAGATACTTTATTCATATTGGAAGTACCTCCAGGTTGGAGAGATGAATTTTACTCTAACGAATTAAATAGAAATGTGAACATGACGATTGGTAATATTTTGTCACCTGACGATAATACTGATGTGGCAAACGGGAATGACGTAAAAGATTTACATAAAATACATAAAGACATAACGAATTACTTTTATAACTTTATTGATTATGAAATTGATAAACGAAAGTGGATGTATAATTTAATTGGGTTGATATCATATTTTCAATTACATAAATTAAAATACATTGTAATGGATAATGGAGATTTACAACAGTTCTTAAAAATGCAAAACAAATCAGAAGATGATTATAACTTATTGTGGTTTGATAAAGGAAACTCACTTAATAATTGGATTAATGAAAATGGATTAACAATCAAACTTGAAACAAATAATAAATCAAATGATGAACATTTAAGTATTAAGGGACATCAAATCGTTGCCGAAAAAATTATTAATTATGTCAAAGAAAATAAATCATCCTTTAGTTAAAGGATATGTTAAAGAAGTTTTTCCTAATATATATTGTGTCACTATAGATGATGACTACGATAGAGCAATGTTGTTTTGTCGTTACCAAGAGTTCTATGAGTCCCCAACAAAAAAATATAGAGGAAAATATTTTAGTTGGATTGACTATATGAGATACTATAAAGACCATTGGAAAAAAGACACATTTACATATCCAATTGATTGGAGCGGTTATAATATTCCATCGTCAGTTTTAGAAAAAGGTGTGGATATTTTCTACAAAGAAACCGAATATGACGAAATAATGAACGATATTTTTTTCTATTGTGGAATTGATTCTCAAAATAAAAATAATGGAAAAAGAACTGATTGGTATTTGATTGGGGCAAGTAGTAAAGATTTAAAAACTATGGACCATGAAATTGCTCATGGATTGTACTTTACAAATAAAACCTATAAATTAAGAATGGATACGTTGTTCAATGGAATACCAAATAAAGTAAAAGAAAAGATATTCAAGAAGTTAATTAAAATGGGATATGTTGATGATAAGAAAATTCTCATTGATGAATCCCAAGCATTCTTATCGACAGGTTTATATAATGGATTAGACACTAAAGAAATAAAGAAATATGAAAAGGATTTCATAAAGGTATTTAAGGAATTTAAGAAATCCGATTAAAAGATAAAATAATTAAAAAGTTAAACTTATTGTTTGGGATATTTATATTGATATGAAAAGAATTCTTAAAGAACAGTTAGAGAGAAT